CTGCTATGAAGAAATACTTTGAGAATCCAGAAGCAAGAGCCAGAAACTCTGCTGCTCGTAAGAAATACTATGAGAATCCAGGAGCAAAAGCCAAACACTCTGCTATTCGTAATACACCAGAAGCAAGAGCCAGAAACTCTGCTGCTCAGAAGAAATACTTTGAGAATCCAGAAGCAAGAGCCAGAAACTCTGCTGCTCAGAAGAAACGCTATGAGAATCCAGAAGCAAGAGCCAAACAATCTGCTGCTCAGAAGAAATACTTTGAGAATCCAGAAGCAAGAGCCAGAAACTCTGCTGCTATTAAGAAATACTTTGAGAATCCAGGAGCAAGAGCCAAACAATCTGCTGCTGTTAAGAAAATGTGGGCTGATAGAAAAGCAAAAACTCAATCCACACAATCTACGCTAGAGGGGTTCTTTTAATATGAAATTCAATAAACAAGGGAAAATGTGATGAATGAAGGATCGGCCCTGGCGTATGCCAGCGATGACGAGGCAGCGAAATGTGAAGAAAATACAACAAGTCATTTGGGCGGCCATTTAAACAAAACACATATTGATTCGGGTACATTGCAATACATACACGAAAAGTACAATATAAAAAGCATGTTAGATATTGGCTGTGGTCCAGGAGATATGGCTACACTAGCAAAACCTTTAAATATTGATTGGTATGGTATAGATGGTGATGATATAGTTTCGAGACCCGTCGATACATCAGGTAAAATGTGGATCGTAGATTTTACCAAATCTAAATTTGTAGGTGGTGATGATAAAGATCTTGCATGGTCGATTGAATTTCTAGAGCATGTTGAAGAAAAGTATATGGAAAACTATATGACAGCATTTAAATTATGCAAATATGCTGTTGTAACTGCTGCTCCGCCAGGATATTCTGGTCACCATCATGTGAATTGTAAATTAGAAGATTATTGGATTGGTGCTTTTGCAGCAAACGGATTCAGATATGATCATAAAGAGTCTATGAAAATTCGTAAAATTTCTACGATGAAGAAGCCATTTATGCAAGCAACAGGCATGTTTTTTAAAAACTATGGTGAGATATCATGATAAAGTTATTTGTAGGATGTGCGCCTAACGGCGAAGATGCTGAATCACAAATGGTTCTAGAATATACAGCTAGAAAACATACTAGTATGCCTTTAGATATTGTTTGGATGAAAATGAGTAATGATCCATCCAGTTATTGGCATGGATGGGACACAAAGTTGTGGCCAACGCCATTCTCTGGTTTCAGATGGGGTATACCGGAGTTTTGTGATTTTCAAGGACAAGCTATCTACATGGATAGCGATATGATAATAAACGCTGACTTAGCGGAATTGTGGAACGCGCCATTTGAAAAGAATAAATCGATTATGGGAAAGGGTGGTTGGAGATTCTGCGTTGCTAAGTGGAATTGTGATCGCGCTGGGCATCATGTGATGCCAGTTTCTCGATTAAAGAGTATTCCAGAATTTCACTCTAGAATGTTTAATTATTTTTCTGCACGGGAAAATTTAGTTCAGTTGTTTGATAGGCAATGGAACAATTTTGATGGTGAAAACGATAATCTTTCCGATATAAAAATATTACATTACACAGATATGAGCACTCAGCCACACTTTAAATATGCGCTGCCCAGATTAGAAAAAACAAACATACCACATTGGTACGATGGAGAAATACGAACACATAGAAGAAATGATGTTGTTGAATTGTTTGATAGAGAATACAATTCAGCAATAAATGAAGGATACACCGTAGAAAAATATCTTCCAGCACAAGATGATATTGTAGACTACATTAAACAATCACAGAAGGGATACACTTCGTCTAATGGTTTTGATGTAACCAAAGGCGAGTAATGGTAATAATGAATTTATGTAAGGTGAAATGAATGAAAATCATAGGCGATATTCCAAACACATTTACATCGTTAGCTTCATGCGATTCTCTTTATATGCGGGAACATGCACCCGCTCTTGCTGCTTCATGTGCGTTGGTTGATAATGATCTCCATGTTCATATGATCAATCCTATGCATGATGACTTTACTACCCTACAGGTCATAAATGAAGGGGCCAAAAAACTAAACGATAAATTCCGTTTGACAGTATCATATGAGGAATCTGATTTGCGGAAGTTGTCAGCCGAAGAGCGGCGAACATATTTCGCATGTAACAGATTTCTCGTAGCAAACGAACTATTGGCCCTAGGTTCTGATTCGTTATTCATAACTGATGTAGATTGTTTATTCATGCAGCATGTATCGCAAGCAGATGCCACACTTGGCCTGTTCTTGCGTGAAGCCCTGCCAGGAACCGTAGGTTGGGAACGAGAAGGGACCAAGGTAGCAGCGGGAGCAGTGTATTATCACAAAAGCATTGGGTGGTTTGCGAAAGAAGTGGCTGATATTATTTCCAATAACCCATATCGATGGTTTCTGGATCAGGCAGCACTCAGTCGTGTGTATCAGAAGCATAAATTAGATATAGATAATTTCCGTTGCTTTGACGAAAAGTTTCTGGATTGGAAATTCAAACAAGGCACAACCATATGGACCGGCAAAGGTGCTAGGAAGCATGATAATCCAATTTATGTTAGTAAAAAGAAAGAATTCGAAAATCGACTTGCAAATGAAAAATTAGATTGACAATGCATTCATCTTATAGTATAATTTAATAATGAAACGCATTTTAATACTAGCGCCACGCCTTGACGTTATGTTCAAGAAAGGCCCAGTTTCCGCCGCGCGTGGTTCGATATCTCCCATTAGAGTACACTGGCAGAACTTTGTTCATATGTGTTCCCAAGAACATCAGAAACGTGGTGACACTGTGCAAATTTTGGAACTACCCCTCTGGCAATTTACTCCAAAAATTGTAGAAGATATAAATCCAAATATCGTGTACATACCTCATAGGGAATCGCACAATTTTCCTATTGCTACACCAGACATAGAAGCGCGATATTACATGCAAACCGTTTTTCCCTGGCAATTCTATGTTGATTCAAAGGGGTTTGCCGGCGGCGCTAGCTTCTATCCATTGAAATTATCCAAAGCACCTAGCAGTACAAAATGCTTCGATGAACTAAGGGAATATGCAATATCGGGCAAAAGCAAATTTGATCAACCCCAAAAAGGAAAAATATCAACCGAAATGGTTGAACCATATGTTTTTTTTGCTTGTCAGATACCCCATGATGAAACAATTAAGCACCATTCGAACGTAACTGTAGAGCAGGCGTTAGAGGAAACCCTAAGAGCAGCAAACAAACATAATATTAATGTTATCATAAAGGGACATCCTGTAAACCCAGGTAGTATGGAAAACTTAAAGAAAATATCTACTAAATATCACAATTATATATGGGTTGAAGACGTTTCTATACACGATTTGATACCAAACGCAAAAGCAATAGTTATAGTAAATTCTGGAGTAGGTATGGAAAGTCTCTTATATCTAAAACCAGTGATTACTTTTGGCAGAGCAGAATATGATGTTGTTACTTTTTCGGCAGACTTAAATGGTAAGATGTATGATCTCATTGGTGACGTAGAAAATCTGAAAATAAATGAAGAAGAAATAAAAAAATTCTTTGACACTTGGTGTAATATAACATATAATACAACTAACAGATTAGATTTTATTAAATTAGGAGAATAGATAGAATGTCAGCTTATTGGGGATTTCATCTCACACTTGATTGCGCTTCATGCAATATTAAACTAATCACTGATGCTGAAAATGTAAAAACTTTTGCTAGAGAGTTGGTGAAACGAATCGACATGAAGGCGTATGGAGAACCTCAAGTTATTCACTTCGGTGAAGGCGATAAGGAAGGATTTACGCTTGTTCAGCTTATTGAAACTAGCAATATCTGTGGGCATTTTTGCAATGATACTGGTGATTGTTATATTGACGTATTTTCATGTAAGGAATATAATATTGATGAAGTCGTTACAACTGTAAATGAATTTTTCATGCCAAAGACAATTCGACAAAACTTTCTGACTAGACAAGCGTAGCATGGTAGTTGAACCAGGCGGAAAGCATATCATCTTAGAATGTGATGGCATAAATTCAACATCACTAAGAGATGAATCTTACCTTCGTAAAATATTAGAAGATTCTGCGAAACTAGTAAACGCAACTATCCTTTTCAGTCATTTTCATCATTTTGGTGGTGATTATGGTATTACTGGATTGATTATGTTAGCCGAGTCGCATATCAGTATACATACTTGGCCTGAGGCGAACTATGCTTCTATCGATATTTTCATGTGTGGCGCATGTGATTCACATATTTGTGCTAATAAAATCATAGAATTGTTTGATATCAAATCCTATAAGATGTACGTCATACAAAGGGAATCTTCACACGAAAATCCATATACAAATGCTCCAATTTTTCCGCTATATGGTTGATTTTATTAGCTTTTTTTAGTCTTGACAAACGACATTAATTTATGCTAGAATATATATTCAAAATGACACTGTGGATGTGAAATGGCTAAATATAAAATTTCTCGTGGTTTGAATAAGGTTATTCGACCCAATTCCCTCGATGAAAAGTATATCGGTGCAGAACCGACTTGGGAGAATGTTGATAAACTGGATTTATCGGAAGCTAAAAATCGAGTTAGTTTAGCATATAATTGGTATAATTATATGATGACTGAAAAGGATAAGATTCCGGTTGTCATCGCATATTTGGATTCCAAGAATTATTCTAAGAAGGATATTCGGGCATTCAATCACATTGAAAGTTGGCGGATTTCCGGCGTCACGGCTGCTTTGTGTCGCATGTTCATGCGTGGGTTTGTGGCTGATGAATCTCGTTTGAATTGGTTCAATACCAAACTGCGCGAACTGATTGCACACGGCAATCAAGTTTCGATTCAAAAGAAAAAGATGGAAAAGAAAACCCACGCCCCAATTCTTTCAATTCAAGATCATATTCGTAGATCAGCAAGCAATCATATTGCTGATCTTGAAGAAAAGCTTGATGAGTTTATTGAAAATTATCGTTCTGAATTTAATTGTTATGATTGGCTTTCCAATAAGCAAATCAAGCCCGCAATTGCGCGCCGCATTTCTGAGTACTATCTTCCTAAAATGCTGGAAATTCATGATGCGATTTCTAAGAAAGACCCCGATCTAGTGGAAGGATATTCTGCTCTTTCCAAGAAGCAAGTAACCGCTCTATATAGTTTCTATCATATGATCGTAAAGGATTGTGAAACTTGGAGTGATAATGCTAAGGGCACACGTAAGCCTCGCAAGAAGCGTGAAAAGTCTGTTGAGAAACAGATTAAGAATATAAAGTATCAGAAGAATGATACTGCGCTCAAGATTGTTAGTATGGACCCTACTAAGATTATTGGTGCCAATGAAGTGTGGCTTTATAACACTAAATATAGGGTATTATACCATTATGTTGCATTGGATCGCATTGGATTGCAGATTCGTGGTACGACTTTACAGAATTATGAGGAAAATCGATCTATGGGTAAGAAAATTCGTAAGCCCAATGAAGTTCTTCCGATTATTATCAATAACGGAATCAAGTTTATCGTCAAGGCTTTTGAGAAACTAAAGATCAAGCCTATGAAGGCGAATGGTCGCGTAAATGAAAACACTCTAATCTTGAGGATTATAAAGTGACAACACAAGCTAATGTTGTCGTTTCATTTCCGCCTGAAAAAATAGTAAGAGTCCCCGTTCCGGAATCTATGAGCGAATCCGTTATTACCGTGCAAAGAAATTATCTAAACTTTTTGGTAGATGAGAATGCTACAATTTTAATTTCACGATTGGCTATGGCTGGAGTGGATGTTAGCAGTGACGAATTTCAAAAGTTCTATGCTCTGACAATAGAATGTTTACGATCTTCTGTGTATAAAACAATGAATTTCTATCATTCGCTTCAACTACCCATGGAGGATATAATTCAGGTCATAGAAAACACAATAAAATCAAAAAACATTTGACAATATAATCGTATACATATACAATGCAATTAATGATTATTGAAATGGATATACTATGATTTTGCTAGATTTTTCTCAAATTATGATCGCTAATATAATGATGCATGTCGATGCATCTAAGATTTCCAATACGGAAGAGAATCTTATTCGGCACATGGCATTGAATTCTCTACGATCATATCGTAGCAAATTCAAGAATCAATATGGCGAATTGGTTATCTGTTGCGACGATAAGAACTTTTGGCGCAAGGATGTGTTCCCACACTATAAAGCAAATAGAAAGAAAAATCGCGAATCATCTAAGCATGATTGGGGCGCTATCTTTGAAACTATGGACAAGATAAAGCAAGAACTCAAAACTAAGATGCCTTATAAAGTCATCCAAATTGATCGTGCTGAAGCCGATGATATTATCGCTTCTATTTGCCATTCGTATGGTGTGTTCTCCAATGAACAAAGTGAAGAAAAGATTTTAATCTTGTCTGCCGACAAAGACTTTACACAACTTCAAAAGTATTCAAACGTCGATCAGTTTTCTCCTACTCAGAAGAAGCAAATTCTCACAGATAACCCAGAGCGGTTTTTGCGTGAACATATTCTTTTTGGTGATCGCGGTGATGGCGTACCCAATTTTCTTTCCGATGATGATACATTCGTGAGCAATAAGCGACAGAAAATGATTTCTAGAAAGAAGGTTGATCAGTGGGCTACGCTTCATCCAAAAGAATTTTGTGATGAAAAAATGTTACGTGGTTATATTCGTAATGAAATTATGGTGAATCTAGATAAGATCCCTAATCAAATTCAAGAGAAAGTTTTAAATCTATATAACACACAAGTCCCAGTAGGTCGTTCCGAGATTATGAATTATTTTATGGAAAATAAATTGAAAACTCTAACTGAACATATGAGTGATTTTTAGGAGGGCAATATGAAACCAATGTCGAGTATTATCTTAGAAGTTGAAAAGCAAAAGAGTGTAGAAAAACAGGCTGAACTTCTAAAGGTAAATAGTAGTACGCATCTAAAGAGTATTGTTGGATATGCTCTGGATCCAACTGTAAAATGGTTGCTGCCGGCGGGTGATCCTCCGTATCGCCCACTCCCTGATGTAGCAGATCAAGAAGGTAGACTTTATTCTGAAATTCGTAGATTGAAGTATTTCATAAACACAGAAGAGGGGCTGCAACTCAATCAAATTAAGCGTGAGCAATTGTTCATTCAGTTTTTAGAATCAATTGACGCTCGTGACGCGCAGTTGATTCTTCGTATAAAAAATGGCGAGTTGAAAATCAAAAAGGAAGCTGCAAAGGCTGCGTTTCCGGGAATATCGAAACATTGGTAATACATTGCTATGAGTGAAATTTCTTTTATTATAGCGAATGGTACATCTCGTAAAGAATTTGATTTAAATTTATTGAAAGGGCATGGCACCATTTATGGGTGTAATGCCCTTTATCGTGATTATAAATCTGATTATGAAGTGCCCGATTATTTGGTAGCAATAGATCAAGGCATGATTGATGAAATTAATGCAAGCGATTTTCCCAAATCTAGATTCATAGTACCTCCACACGATGAGTGTTGGGAGCCTGCAGACTGTAATCCGCGTAAACCTAGAAGCAACGCAGGTGTAAATGCTATTCGTGAGGCTATAAAACGAGGTTCAACCAATGTTATTGGATTGGGGTTTGATTTTATTCTTGCAGATCCAGATCAATCTATAAGCAATATCTATGACGGCACCCAAAACTATGGCATGGAATTTCGTGCTAGATACGAAGATAACTTTTATCGTACAAAATATATGAATTGGGTAGCAAAAACAAATCCATCCGTTTCATTCTTTCTTATATATCCACATTTAAATTATGATTTCCATAGAATAGAAGAAAACAACATATATACCCTAGAATATTCAAAACTATTATCTAACATAAAGTAGGGTAAAATAGTGAAAAAATATATTATAGTAACTGGTGGTTCTGGCTTCATCGGAAGTGCTGTTGTCGATGAGCTTCTGAAAAGCCAATATAATGTAATTGTTATTGATAAAACTATCAATCCGTGGACTAAAACATTATCTTCTAACCCAAATTTTACTTTTATTAAAAAAGATGTGTGTCAAATAGATGTACACGATTTTCCCTATAATTCTACTCAAGCTGTCATTCATCTGGCAGCTAGTCATATTGTCAACGACAGTGTAACTAATCCCCTTTTATTCTATAGAAATAATCTAGGAGGGTTATTACATATGATAGGATTGTTTTATCCTACAACACATTCTTTACGTTCCAATTCATTTTCCTGCACCAAACCACATTTTATTTTTAGTAGCAGTGCTGCTGTATATGGATCTAAATCAACATCAAATCCTAATATTGTCGGACATTGTTTTTATGAAGGGGATTCTACCTTTCCAATAAATTCTTATGGAAGAAGTAAATTATGGGGTGAACAAATACTACAAGACTGCACAACGTATGGATTAAAAAGCATTGCCCTAAGATATTTCAATGTGGCAGGAGCAGGAAAAAATCACGGTTATTTTGCTAAGAAAGCAACACATGCTGTTCCAGTTCTTCTAAACGCCCTAAAGAACAATGAGGAATTTACAATCTTCGGTAATGATTATCCTACTAAAGATGGCACTTGTATTAGAGATTATCTTCACGTTAAAGATGTAGCAAGAGCACATGTTTTAGCTCTTGAGAGATTAGAAAAAACTGATTTAGAATATGACGTATTCAACCTTGGTTCTGGCGTAGGAACTAGCATGATTGATCTTGTGAAAACCACAGAGAAAACTTTAGGAATAGATATACGATATAAATTTGAAAATAGGCGATTGGGTGATCCAGCAATTCTGGTTGCTAACGCGGATAAAGCTGAAGAGGAACTGAATTGGTATCCTACATATAATATGAATGACATCATTAAAGATTCTTGGGGTTGGATAAGTCAGGATGATTGGAGATAATAATGATTGATTATAAGGTCGATATTCCTAATGGCAGCTAAAAATGGCGGTAAAATAGTTTATAATCGAGGGAGAACATCATGAAAGTATTAAGTCGGGCACGGCGGCGCATCGTTGCAATGTATGCCCATCGTTGGTTTCCTTGGTTGTTTATACTTGGCGCTATGCTCGCCATCTCGATAGTGTTGTCAATCTAAACCCAAGATGTAATGAAAATAATCTTATGAAAAAAACACTAAACACAAACTCACAGAGAATTCATATTCGTGGGCAGATGGGAGTTCAACTTCTTCAATCTGCTGTTGGGTTGGCTACACTGAATGATAATAAAGATCCAATCATTTGTGTGAATACTAGCGGGCTTGCGTATGATGCTTCAAGTAAACTTGATGTTATAACTAATGTGAAATTTCGCGTAATCAACATACCAACAATGTTTAAGACGCCATATTGGGTTTCCGGTGCGGCTTCAGATATATTTACTACCAGAGAAAAAGTTTTAAATTGGATATGCTTGAAAGAATATAAATTACAAAAGAATCTGATAACAGGAATTCATGTTCGTGGTAAAGATAAGAAAGTAGCATCTACAAAATCAATAGCCTATATGATTGGAGAGGCTATCAAACAAGACAAAAGTGCTAAGATCTTTACAAATGATCTATCAATGATTGATCCTGTAACGTTGTCTTCCTTAGAAGAAGGTATAAGACCATACGGACAAGCCGCCGATATTGTAGATGATTGGTTTTCTTTATATCACAGTGATGTTGTGTATGCTGCTCCATCAGCTTTTATTTTTAGCATGTTGATATTCAATCCCGATAAGAAAATTATATTTTTGAGTGACAAACATTGTGATGGATCATACACAAACATAGCGAATGATCTGCTTTTCATAAATGAAGCAAAAAACTATTGTAAAAATGTATCGTTTCTAGAATGATTGATTTCGATTTAACATGTTTTTCAAACCTATCCAATAAAAAGAAGAGGTTATTGCGTTCACACGTTAATTCTGCTATCGCGTCAGAATCTTTATCCGATATAAAACAAAAAGCTAAAGATTGTTTTGGGATCATAGCGCCCAACATTGATATCAATCTCCTATTGAGTTCTACTAAACATTTTAGTAGATTGCAGTATACCGAAGACGATGTTCGTGCTGGAATATATGTCTATAGATCATTCTTCGCACATTTGATTTATCAAAAAAGAAAAAGAAAAAACTATCCTATGATTAACCACTCCAGTTTTGATAGGCGCGGATTTACTGAAATTAAATCATTCTTGAACTTGAGTATGGTGGATGTTGTCAAAAAAGAAATGGAATCTATTCCATTGTTTATTTCTAATGGCCCAGAAAACATAATTAACAATCTGCGTGACAAGCCAGCATTGAAATATGTTTTGCATGATAGCGGCATGAAGGAACATGTCTTTGATTGTATAGGTTATCCACTAGATCATTCTGAAGCAAATTCATTATATCTTCAAAACTCTTTTGTTCAGAAGATACACAATAAAAATACAGATGATGATGTTCAAAAAATTCTACATTCAGACACATTTTTCCCTTGCGTGAAATGGTGGTATTTTCCATACGAAGTGACCATAGATTCGGGGCCATATGCTTACGTTGAAAAAAGTAATAAATTTTCATACGATATTGCGGAATTCCTACACAATCAATCTATAGAAATTGTCAGAAATAATATTATTTCTGAGAGAACATATGGGCATAAAGAAGGATCTCTAAGAATATTTGAAACAGAGGTTGACAAAATGGCCCTTTATGAAGTAAAGTTAATTGTATCAGCGAATACGTTGATTATTGGTAATGTTTTTGGTTTTCACAGAAGAAGTCAAGTAAAAAATGAAGCATATCGTTTTTCTATCCATGGTTCTATTAGGACTGATTGCCCTTTTGATTAGTGGGTGTACATCAACTGACTGTAGAACCAATAGTTGTGTCAGTGGACACTCGGATTCCAAGCTACGTACCGTTCCTGCGGTGAAAATCCCATTTTAATGGTTATAAAGAACTAACTAACTCATTGATACCATTCACTAAAATAATTCTTGTTACATATCAATCACTTAGGTCTAACTCATTGATATCATTCACTAAAATAGTCCTTTACATACACGCCACCCTATGCTACTATAATAATATGATGAAGGTTGAAAAGAAGAGAAAATCATGAAACTGCTTAGTGTTAGTGCCGATGCCAAGACTGTCAAGGGTGAAGGTCTTGGATATTTAACTGGAATTACATATCTGGCTCCAGCTAATATATCCGGGTATGAGGTTTGCCCAAATCGCACGGCGGGATGTACTGAAGTTTGTTTGAATAGTGCTGGTCGCGGCGCTTTCTCCAATGTTAAGAAGTCTCGAATTTCCAAGACGTTGTTTTATTTTCAAAACAGGGTCAATTTTATGAAACAATTGGTAAAGGAAATTGAGGCGCTTATTCGCAAGGCGGAACGGATGCGTTTAATCCCCGTTATTCGTTTGAATGGTACTTCCGACATTCCTTGGGAACGTATCAGTGTTAGCAACCGTAAGAATATTATGGAAATGTTTCCTGGTGTTCAATTCTACGATTATACTAAACGCGCAAATCGCACCAATTTGCCAAAGAATTATCATTTGACGTTTTCTTTGGCCGAAGATAATGAAAAGAACGCATTGACTGCGTTAGACAACGGCATGAATGTGGCTGTGGTGTTTCGCACGAATAAGTTTCCGACAAAATACTTTGGTAAGTCTGTTATCAATGGTGATGATAGCGATCTTCGCTTCCTTGATGGACATTCCAACATCATCGCCCTAAAGGCGAAGGGTAAAGCTAAAAAGGATATGTCCGGTTTCGTTAGGGAAGTTGCGTAAAGCTATCCATCTCAAACATCCGTAGAGAAAAACTATAACACTTTTACTCATTGGCATTCTTTTGGGTTGCTGGATTTCTGTGATTATAATATTATTGATTAATCCTAATGATAATGGGAAGCTTCACATATCTCCGCGTGATGTCGCCAACAATGCACTCGATTTTTTAAAGAAGAAGAATAAGAAATGAAGCTTGAATCGGAACTGGAGAATGGTGAGGAAATCGCCATTGTTTGTAAACGTTCAGAATTGGATCGCAGGGTAAGCTTTGCATTTATTCCAAAACATGAAACGTTTCGTGGTGCAGTCTACCCTAGGCAATCTTGGCAGAAGAATCGCGCAAGTATAAACTTGACTACAGGAAATACGTCTTTTCCATGGCGCGAAATTCCCTTGCATAATATCGTTTCTATCACTCGTGGAAATGATATTGTGAAAATTGAAATTCAAGAACCGCGTGTAAAACGCCATAAAGTAAAAGGTAGCACGGGAACAATTTACAATATTCTTGAGTCAAGTGGCACATTTAATTGTGATTGTGTTGGATTCAAGTTTCATGGTTATTGTAAGCATATTAAGAATTTAAATAAGCATTGACAATGCCCTCATCTTATAGTATAATTTAATTATGATGCGATTTGAAACACACAAACAAATTCCAGACTTTATTCAAAGTTATTTGAAGACTGTTAGTCGAGTCGAAGAAATTTCCTTACTTTCGCTTTATGACATCAATAGTTTTCTAAAAGGATTAGATGAGTTTCATGAGGAATTCAATGGCAACCGACTGGGACTATAGACTAATTGATCTGGCCAAACAGATTGCAACTTGGAGTAAAGATCCAAGAACTAAGGTTGGTGCAGTTATCGTTGATAGTGATCGCCGCATTATCAGTACTGGATACAATGGATTTCCAAGAGGAGTTTATGACGATCCCGAACTGTTAAATAATCGCGATGATAAACTAAAGCGTATTATTCATGCAGAGGCTAATGCAATCATAAATGCGTGTTGTGATTTGACTGGTGCCTATATGTATAGCACTTTGACTCCATGTTCGCAATGTGCGGGGTTTATTATTCAAAGCGGTATTAGTCGAGTGTATACTCCTCTGGTTAACTTAGATCATTTTTCTATGTGGGCGGAAGATTTTAAAATTGCTAAGTCTGTGTTAAAGCAGGCTAAAATACAGTGTGAAACAGTACATCAAACGCCAACAACTCCATAGAATTTTTGAATTGATTGATATAGAATTTGGTCGTCAGCACTGGTGTGCGGGATCGCCTTATAAGCGGTCGAAAGCTCTGGATTGGAGTAACGGTAGGGTTCAATTCCCTAGACGACTACCACTTTTGATTGACATTTTTTGATTGACATTAGAAAGCACCGTATATATAATTATATAATTCATCCCGCTGAGAGCGGATTTTTTATTCATTAAGTGGACGGCGCTGAGATAGAAC